ACTGCCTATGGATCAGACGGCTTACGATCATAATACTGAGCTCTGGATGTTTGATATTATCCGCGACGTTCTCAAGTCGTTAGTTATTGATGCCCACCCTGATTTTTATCTTGCTCTGAACGCGGATGCATTTGCACTGAATAACGCTGTTTTGGAAAGTCTCTACGGTCTAGATATCGTTACTAGGGGTACCGCGAGCGGTTGGCGTTTGACTACATTTTATAATACTGTCAGCAACTTTGCTCAGATATATGGTGCGAGTCTTAAAATAGTGCCTATGTATAGTGCACCTAACTTGATAGTCGTAGAGGGTGACGATGCTAGGGTAAGGGAAGATTCTGTCGACGACGCAATAGCACTTTGTGAACAGATCAAGCTCGACGGGGGAATATTGAATCCTGCCAAGTTTTTTATCTCAAAGAAGTATGATCTCTATCTTCGTAGGCTCTTTTCTGCTAGTCAGGCCGTTGGTTTACCAGCGCGTACGATGCTTTCTCTGTGTTGGCGTAACCCAGTGCGCGATGAGATACAGCCTGGTGATACACGCATGCGCGCGAGGGCCGCAGTTTGGAAAATATTCCAGGCACGCGGTGGCTCTCCACCTATAGACTTTGTTGCGACCGACGTTGCTCGTGCTTTCTCTGTTGATCGGGCTACTGTGCTGCGTTGGTTGGGGACGCCCTCGACATTGGGCGGCGGTGGGTTCGGTTCCGTACTGCCAGGTGATCAATGGATGGCGATCACGTCTGAAAGCTCAGTAGACCTTTCAGACACTAATGAGGTTCGAGAGACAATGATCCCACGGGATGGATCGTTGCTCGACGAATCAAGTAAATTGTACGGACGGGATGTCATCACGCTCATGTCAAAGACGGTATTACCTGAGGGCTTATCTCAGTTGTTTGAGGTAGGTTTTTCTGCACCGCAGAGGATAAAAGGATTGAATAGATGGATTAGAGTGAGTGGAGGGCCCGGACCCTTCCCAACACGGCCATTTAACCTAGACTACGACTTTACTATCGCCGCTAGTGCGGCTGTACTGAGATGGTGTCGCAAGTGGGTTGTGATGGTAGCAAAGGGCCGGCTGATAGGTAACTCTTCAAGTGATGGCTTGAGGACAGCTATCATGCTGGCGAAAAATGGATACTCTCAACTGGCTGTCACTGGCACGCTAGCTGTTATTCGTGACGTGCTCCAGGTGGGCTCGTTTGCGATAACAGGAGACGGGAGTGGAATCGTCGGCCCTACTGTGGCCGGCTGGTGGTTCGATTGGTTTCAGCGTTCAGCGGCGCTGCGACTTCTTCAGTCGAATCATGTGGGGAGTGACGCTGTGGAGGGAGCTAATTTGAGTGCAGAATTATTGTGGGTGGCTGACGGACGCGTCAGATTGGCAGAAATTGGGGTGGGTAGCTGGTCTAACTAGCTATTCATAGGAAAGAACTATGTGGAGGTAGGCAAGAATCTTAGAGCTTCTTGTGGCTACCTACACGGGTGGTCG